ATATTGATATGAATGCTGGTGGAACACCTCATACAAATGAAGAGATTGAGCGTGTTAAGAAAATGATGAAAAAATTATAAGTAATGAAAAATTGCTTTCAAGGTGGTGAGAAATATGGATAAAGAAAATTGCGTACCAACAGAATTAATTGATGAGATGGCAAAAGTAAAATCTGATTTTACCATCCTGTCCAAAGATATCATTGAGAATATGTTAAAGGATATGTCATCCGAAGAAAAAGAAGTTTTGCTGAGATTATATATTTATGAGAATAAATAAAATATTGTTTTCAACAGAAAGGGTAATATAATGAGTTGTATCAGTTGTATGTATGCGTGTGAGAATTATACTTATTCAGAAGAGCATAATTGTGATATTATGTACCGAACTTGTGAAAAACGACATGACACTCCGGTTGATGATGATGAGACATGCAAGTTTGATACTTCAAGAAATATTGTGTCAAAAGAACCTAAAAAACTTACAAGTGAGATTCATACAACAGTCGGAGATTTCTTAACATATCTGTATGATAAGTCGGAAGATATTCTTTCAAATGCCACTATGCATGGTTGGAGCGAATATAATAAGGGATTTCGGGATGGCATTAACCATCTTAGAAAATGTATTTTAAGCGATTTGCAAAGCGAAAATTGTGATTTAAAAGAATTGGAAGAAAATCATGGGAAAATTAATTCAGAAAGTTAAATGGGATTTTGGTACAAAGCCAACGGAAATGTATGTGTATGGCAAAGCTGACTTATAAGCAAATCAGGCTATGCAGGAGCCGTTAGAGAAACTGCATCAATTAGAAGATCTTGAAGATGGACTTGTACAACAGTTTGAATATTATACAGAATTGATGAATTGAGCAATGGAAACGAAGAATTATTTATCAGTATCTAAGAACGCTGCAATGGTTTTTAAAATCAAGATTATACCAGAAATGGAGCCAGAGGATGAGAACAAGGGAAGCAAAGATGTCTGATTATGACGTACCCAAAGAGGACGAATCCAAGCTTGACACTTATTGTC